GAAGTAACGGACATTGCCGATATGAGCCTGAAAGAGCCACCTGAAATGTTCCGGGTAAACGCTGCCAAAGAAGGCGTGGTGTTTCCTCAAAAACATCCGTACTACGAAACCAGCCGAAGCGAACGCAAGGCCATCAATGACCAACTTAACGACATGGAGGACTGATTATGCAACGACACATTACACGTGAAAAGAAGATGCTCGTCATTGGCGAGTATAAACCCTTCAACCTGTTTCATGCGCTTGGCTGGCGCAAAGGGCAGCTTGATTACATGTTTGAAGTGTGCAAAACAGAAAGGGAAGTGTGGGAAAAAATTGATGTATTGAAACAGCTTTATCCAAATATACAGATAATAGATGAGCGCAGGAAGAAATAATTTTCCGCATCCGTTTCGGAAGGTGCAGGAGCAATACCGCAAACTTGTGGAGGAGCTGCCTATGATAGTTAGCAGCGTGGCGGAAAACGAGTTTAAAAGTAACTTCCGCAAGCAGGGTTATGAAGAAGACTCCGGTGTGATAGCATGGCAGAAGCGTAAAAACGACAGAGCTTCCGGACGTGCATTATTAATTAAAACAGGCAGGCTACGCAGAGGCTTTAAAAAACGCCCTACCACTGATACGGCAGTTGTAATAAACGACACACCTTACGCTAAGGCACTGAACGAAGGCTCAAGCAAAAGAGTGAACGTGAAGGCTACTACCTACAAGCGGAAAAAGCCGAATAAAAAACGGCAGCGAAAATTAGTATATGTAAAAGCACATAAACGGCAAAACAACCTGCCGGCACGACCTTTCATGAAAGACACCGTTGCCTTGCACAGGAAAATTGACAAAAGAATTTCAATGGAACTTAAAAAACTATTATAAATGATTTTAAAAGGACTTTACGAGGTGATTATGGACAGGATACAACAGCAGTGTCCGGAGGTTAAATATATTGACCTGTTCAACGACCAGTTCAATTATGAACAAGAGGAAGATGCTTTTAACACACCTGCCGTGCTGGTGGAGTTTGCGCCCTTTGAAACACGCAGCCTGAGCGAAGGCAGGCAGGATATGGAGATACCATTTATCTTGCATGTAGGCACGGAACAATACGAAGAAGCCAGCAGCCGCGAAGAGCTGTCGCACCGTACCAGAGCTTTGGAACACCTGAACACCATTGACTCGGTATCTAAAGCACTGCACCGTTTTGGAAAAGGTATTGGTGGCGATATTGTACGCACGGGATTTGAAACGGACGTAAATCACAACAATATGTACGTGCATAAAATCAGCTTCAAATTAAGATTGGTTGACGATATTGCTTTGGCACGTTACATTCCGCTCGGAACCGGACATCCTAATATGAACTTTAATGATGAAATTGTAAATCCATAACAAAATGAATGTAGGGGCAACAAAAACAATAAAACTCGAAACCACCGATACGGATTGGGACTTTGACACTGCGGTTGAAGCAGCATTAATTGTACATGTCAACAAAAAAAAGTATCTGACCTATAAGAAGTCTGATAATACACTAAAGGTTGATACTGATCCCAAAAAAGCATCGGCATTCATTACCAGAGACGAATCGCGCAAACTGGTGCCTGGCATGCTGGGCATAGAGCTTTATGTTCAAAAAAACAATACCGAGCATGGCATTAGCTTGTATTTGGAAGTAGAAGCAATTCAACCCTCTTTTACCACTGATCTATGAGCGATATAAATATTACTTTCTCATTAGCCGGAGACATCACCCTAAACGGCACTCCGACAACACCTGCAGGAACAGAGGTTGACCCTACCGTACCGGCACATGTTAAAGCCATTACAACGGCTGACATCGCTTCCTGGAACAATAAAGCAGATGCCGCTAACCTGTCTGCCGAGCAAGCAGCCAGAATAGCAGGCGACAATAACCAACAAACCTATACAGACACTGAGGTTAGCAACCTGCTGGATGGTGTACCTTCTGCCGGCAATACATTAAACAAGTTATTTAACCTCTTTGTTGGCAGTGTTATTGAAGTGACCGTTGCTGACATTGCAGCACGTGATGCTTTGGATATATTAATTGGTGGTCATGTATTTGTGTTGGACGATGGCGATGGCAAATGGGCTTTGTACAAGGCTACCACTGCCGGTGTAGGAGCCAATTATGTGAAGCTATCAGACCCCGACCTGTTGAATGCCGTAATGACGGCTGCACAAATAAAAGCAGCCTACGAAAGCAACAGCGACACCAATGCTTTTACGAATGCATTGGTGGCAAAGCTCAATGGCATTGCAGCCGGTGCTACCGCAAACGACACCGATGGCAACCTACGCAACCGAAGCACACACACAGGCACTCAGGATGTGAGTACCGTAACAAATGCCTACAACAAAACCAACCTTCAAAGAATCATTAAAACACTTGATCAGACTTTTACTTCTGTGGCCATGGCCGGGGTTGACGATATGGTGTTTAATGTGGTTGCCAATTCTGAGTACCTTTTTAGTTTTAATGGCCGGATGGGAAGTAGCGGCACCAATGGTGGCCGCATAGGTGTTAACTGCCCGGTAGGGGCAACAATAGAATATCAGGTATGGGCTAATCTTGGCAGTGTTGGCACTTCGCTAATGGCAAAAGGAATTGACACAGGTGGTGCGGAAAGTAATACAATAGCCTCTGGAGGAACCGGTGTAAGCAATTTTGCATTCTTTATTACCGGCAGCATCAAAATAGGAGCAACTGCAGGCACCGTACAACTCAATGCAAGAAGTATGGCAGGTGGAAACTCATTCTATATATATGCAGGAGCTGTGGTAAAGGCGGAAAGGATTAATTAACGGAAGTAATAGTCAACTAAAAATTAAATACCCTATAAATACCGCAGCCAGCAACAATATAATCATTATAACTTTGCCTGCTGTGTTTTTTTCTTTTTCGGCAATGCGCCCGGATTCATTCTGGGCTGCTTCTTTATGATGGCGGTCAATTAATTTTGTGATTAATTTCTTATCACCACTGATAAGTATAGTTTGTGGTGTATGAGTTTTCGCCTCCCAATAATTAATAATGAGGTATGTTTTATCTGTAACTTTTTCGGATTTATTCATTCCTGACAAACCGCCTACAATAGCTCCAACACCTCCAAATACAAGTCCTCCAACAACGGCTCTACCTATTACAGATTTATCAGCAGACACCAACTCGCCACGAGTTTTCACGTTCATTGAAATGATTTGCGCGTTGTGTATATATACACAATGAGTTATTGATGTGGACAACGCGATGCCATGCGTGTGAAGCATTACATTTATTTTTCCCGAATCCAAATTGCCAATCACATTTTCATCTCTCAGGTAATCTCCTTTAAAATATGAATCCTGACCCCAATTCATTATTTGCTTCCCGATGTTTAAATCGGCAGGCAAACCGGGAAAGGTAAGAGTTTGGTCCGCTGCGGTGGAGGTAACAACGTGCTGCTGTTGTTTTACAAGTGGAAATGCGCATGAGGGGCAAACAGTAGCTTTATCGCTTACTTCTTTGCTACATTCAGGACAGTTGATGAGTGCCATTGTATTAATTATTTAGGAGTGATAAAAAAAAACTAATCAAAGTATATACCAAAACAAGACCAAGCAAAATGACCATTAGGTTTACTATCTGTTTTGGGTAGCGGTTCATGTGGCTAAATTATACTTTTTTCTTAAGCAATTGCTCAATATAACTTTGTTTGTAGTAGCATTTCTGCTCAAGGTGAGCCACTATCCATGTATGGCTATACTTTTGCACGCCATATTCCTGAATGGCAGAAAGCCTGTTATACTCGTCTATTAGTTTACGGTGGCGCATTTGGGCTAATTCTTTATTGGTGGGCATTATTATTTATGTGGTTTAACAAAATCAATACAGTTGCCAAGCCTGTCGTGTTTAGGGATAAAACCCAGCGAGCGCAAATGCGCTTGATAGGCCTGCAGTTTTTGGGGATCCATTTTATCGGCAGCAGCCTTTGAGTAGTAGTCGGGAAATAAATTAATAGTTCCATAAACTTCGTTGCGAAGTTCATTATAATATTTTACATAATTAGCGACTGACCATTTGTTTTTAAACAAGAAGTTGTCAGACGAAAGATACTTGATGAGCAACTGATCGTTAACTTCTACTTGCTTTATTTTACCAATTTCGCTTTGTGAAATTCTATACTTTACCTTGCGGTAGTTATAGTAGTAGTCGCAAAACATTTTAATTTTTATGTTGGTTTGAGAGATGCCCATTAATTGTTTTAGCCTGATGCATTCAGGGCATTGCATCAATTCGCTTTCGACAAAGTGAATATGAGTACTTAAGTAATCCGCTTGAGCCTTACTTAAAGCCTGCTTTAAATTTAACTCTATACCGGTTAAATTGCCGTTTAGGTAAAAGTATAATATTTCGCCTTCAATTTTAGCACTAACCAACTTCCATGTGTTATGCATCAGAGCAGTGTTTGGTGAATTGTTTCGTTAATATTATTGAGCACCTGACGGGTATAGGTGTCAACGCAGCTGTCAATGCCGAAGCAATTGAATAGTGTGGCTGCCTCTATCTGATTGAGGGTAAACGACCGCATCTTGCTGCGCTTTTGGTGCAGATAAGTAAGCTGCTTGCGCTGCAGGCGCTGCCACAGGCAGTATAACACTTGCGCATATATTCTGCTTTGAAAAACAGTTGTAATGTCAAAGGCTTGTACATTGGCATAATGAAAGCTTTGGTCAATAACGGCATCGGACAGGGCTTTGCAGGCACTGGCATCAATATATATATTTACTTTTTTAAATATCATACATGTTCAAACTGGCTGAGGAGCTTAGGCAACTCGGAATACTTATATTCATTGATTGATTTGTGCAAATAGCCATACTTGGTGAGCCATTTGTTTACACGCACGTAATCTATCTTGCCGCCAAGCATCCATCCTTTGTCGCGCACTAAGGCAAAGAACTTTCGCCTCATGGCATTGGCGCGGCTATCATGATATCCGGCCTGCTCGTTGGCAAGATTTTGTAGGTAACGCAAAAGTTGGTCACACTCATGCACGGTGAGGTCGGCACTGGAGGTGGCGCGGCCATTGGAGTAGCTGCATACCAGGTCCTCTTTATTTTCGGTACAAATGCCGAGCTTGCCTATGAGCAGGTGCAGGCGTTTGTTTTGTTCAACGGTTCTTGTCATGGTCTATGCTCTTTATAATAAGCCAAAGTATGGCGGCAAAAATTGCAGCATCCATCAGCAGGTAAATCATCAGTAATGTTTCTTTCATATATTAAGCCTTTTAAATTTGATTGTATTGATGCCCGAAGCCATGATTACAGTAGTGTGGACACATACCACTACAATCCCTGTTAAATGGGTTTATGTTTTGAAATAAAGCAATGCGCCACTGGCGCATTGCTTGAAGCAAATCACAATTCATGAGTGTTGCGATCATTGTATTCGACTACCTTGCCGACTAAGTTTCTGTGTGGATAATCCTTCATCGCTTTTTTTATAGCCTTTTCAGCTAATGCTTGAGTTCGGAATTGCTTTGCATTTGATTTCAATAATGTTCGCCCCGGGTCTCCTTCCCAAATCGCTAAATAAAAAGGATAGTTCCCATTCTCAAACATTGCCAGAAAACAACTCGCCAACACATTATTGGTGTCAGTGGGGGTGTTGTTTGAGTCATTCTTTATAGGCACTGGAAACTCTGCGTATTTATGAATGTGCTGCGTTCCGTACAATCCGTAATTTTTATTGTGATAAAAATCCCTGCGGCACGTCCAGTGAACAAACAATCCGGTGTCTTTACACTGGAAGCCATTATATAGGACATCGTTTACTTTGCTTTGCTCAAGATATTTGTTGCAGATGGCGCAGGTCATTGGTTGTTCTTTTTATGTTTACCATTCACATCACAGTCGCCTATGCAAGTGAGCCAACCACCTGCACCATTGCATATATCACACGTTCTAAAGTCATCTATGTCGTACCACAGCGGGTCTTCCATCATTAGCTCTTCGCCATCTGTGCCGCCTTCACCACCGCAACTCCAACACTCTGTCCAATGTGTGTCACAACATTTGCAACGAGGGCAGATTTGATCCTCTATATTCTCGTCAAAAATCATTTTGAATCCTTTTTTAGTAGCGTTTTTCCATAGAATGCTTTAACTCGCTCACCTCTATCGTATGCATCCTGATGTTGCTTACATAGTTGTTTACCTTTTAAATTTTTTCTTTTGCAGCCATCGGCTGCGCAATCATTTAAGAAAATTAAATCCATCTCCTAACCTCCTTTCAGCTATTTTGATATACTCGTAATTCAGTTCAATGCCCACATAATCGCGTCCGAGTTTTTTAGCAACCACTGCCGTTGTGCCTGCGCCCATGAAGGGGTCAAGTACTATGCCCTGTTCAGGTGTTCCGGCTTTTACCATATCAACAATCAGCTTTTCTGGAAACGTAGCGAAGTGTGCTCCTTTGAAACCTGCAACGGACACAGTCCACACACTGCGCTTGTTTGCACCTGTTGCCGGGCTTGCTTTATCTCCTACTTTATTAGTAGGCTTCCATCCGTTGTAATTAGTGCCATGCAGCAGCTTTTCAGGATGCCAGCCATATTGTGAGCGTGTAATTGAAGCCTGTTTAACTGCCGTTTTAATGGCTGTTGAATTATAATAATACTTCGGTGATTTACTCAATAGAAAGATATACTCATGCGCTTTGGTGCATCGGTCTGTTACGCCTTCAGGCATCGGGTTTGGCTTATGCCAAATAATATCCTGACGTAAGTACCAACCTGATTCGCGGAGTGCGAAAGCTACCATCCACGGTATGCCAATCAAATCTTTATTCTTGTAGCCTTGCAGTTTATAGGGTTTACTGAACACATCACCCACAAATGAATGTTTGGGCTGAATGCCTTTCTTATTTACATCACCTTTACCTCTGCCACTGCCTGCGTAACTGTCGCCAAGATTAAGCCACAGCGTGCCTTCAGGTTTAAGCACGCGGTTCACTTTGCGGAATACATTCACAAGCTCCACCACGTAAGCCTCCGGTGTTGGCTCTAAGCCAAGCTGCCCCTGCACGCCATAATCGCGCAAGCCGTAGTAAGGAGGTGATGTTATGCAGCAGTCAATGCTGCCTTCAGGAAATGTGCGGAGAACATCCACAGAGTTGCCGTGATAGATGGTGTTTGTTTTCATTTTTCGTATTCAAATACTTGTGCTATTGTAAAACTCACTGTAAATAATTCACCGCAGCCGATGCTTACGGTACTATCTGACGATTCCCATGAGGAGCATTTTAAAGCAGTGCATTTAGGATGCACTGAGTTGAGGTGATTAATTTCACCCTTTATCATTTTAACAAACGTCTCTCTATCATAAATCAACCGATTACTGTGATGTTTCAGTAATTTATATACAGCTTCTTGAAGTTTGTTTTTTGGCAAGTTTGCCGAGTGAAGTTTTGTGAAGTATTGAATTTTATTACCTGTCATATCGCCTCCATTATTATAAAGACTCCAAGCCATACCATTGATGCGATGAATAAAATCAGGCGACTGTTGTAGCTAAAATCAAATAAAGCCCTGCCATCAACTGATGACTTCCATCCATCAGGGTAAGTGCCTTTGTGAAGTCGGTTGTGAGTTGTATATTGCACACCATCGTGAATGTAAGGAAACGACAGCAGCATGAATAACAACATGAAACAAGTTGGCCACGGTCTTTTATCAACATTGTTATAAAAATGCAGGAGAAGTGGTGCTGCAAGCATGGCTCGCAGTGCGGTAAGGAAAGCGTGGTCGTATTTACGACCACGCTTGTCATAAGCCTGATTAAGATGATAGAAGTAGTACGCTTCGGCAACGCCAAACAGTGCAGCAGCTGCCAGCCAGTACAGGGCTATTAGCGCAATAAACAACAGTGCTGTGCTCATGGCTTTGTGGTTTGGTTATGTGTGGTGTCAGTCTGGCTGTCGAGTTGTGGTGCTTTATAATACTTGCTATTTCCCGGAGTGTATGAGTTAAAACTTTCGTTGCATTTTGCAATGAGAAGCAACGCTGCAATTCCTGCTGCAAAGAACAGGATGAGTTTGTATGTGGATGTTTTTTTACTGTTCATGATGATGGTGATTATTCGGTTACAACTGATTCTTTTTTGGGTTCAACAAAAAATGTTTCATCCTGGTCAACGGTGATGCCTACCTTTGGGAAGAGTGCTGATACTTCAGGCACTTCTCTATCAGATAGCAGGCGGTCTTTTGCAGGTTCCTCAGATACGCGGATGTATTCAGGAAGAAACTCTTTGAGTAGATTGGTAACGCTGTTCCATGTAAATCCTTTTCGCGTTTTGAGTTTTGGGGTGCCAGTTCGAAAGCCTATAACGCCATGCGTTAGTTCCATGCTTTTTTTGCTGCCAAAGTCTTCGCGGTTGTTTTCGGCATAGGACTGTATTTTTTCGAACTGTTCTTGTTTTTCATCCTGCAGTTCGGTAATTTCATCCTGATACTTTTCGCGTATCTTGGTAATTTCCACGTCCATTTTAGCGGTTAGTTGCGCTTGACGTGCGTCTGCTTTTGCGTAAGCAGCGAATGCATCTTCTGCAGATGCTTTGTTGATTGTGCCTGTAAGCACTGTTTTTTTAGCTCTTGCCATTTGTTTGAAATTTGAATTGTTTGTATAAAATTGAATTAGATAATTAATTTAAGAGGAATGGCTTGTACTTCGACAGACGGAGGCTCATGCTCCTGAAGCTCGCGTTCAAATTCGGAAGTGTCTTCGTCCTTATCCACAGAAATGCGCGTGATATAGCAATGTATTCTTACACCGTTGTGTGTGCGCCCTTCCCATATCCGGGCAGGCACGCCATTAATTGTTACAATCTTTGTTGTAGAGTGAATTAAAATATGCATTTTAAAATAATTTGGTTTGAAGTGATTTATGAGGGATAACGATCATTGAGCCGTCAGGATTGAAGCGGCCTTCGGCACGGGCAATGCCGTCTTCAACCTGAATCTTAACATCGGTTTCATGCACCCATTCCTGACCGCCTTTGAACTGTCCGGAGTTGGTTGATTGGAGGATTATATGCCAGCTTTTTCGGTTTTTAAATGCCTCTAATTTGAGGCGCATAAAATCTTTAACCGACATGCTGCACACCTGAGCCGAGTCAACGATAATAAAACGTGCATGGATGGAGCGAACCAATCGTTCAATGTCAGTAACAGAACGAACACCAACAAAGCGAATACGATCGCTGGTGATTTGAACATGTTGCAGGCGATTTTGCAACGACTTACTGATTAACTCTTCGCTGCTCACGTATAACACCTTGCCATACGGCACAAGTGCGTTGGCGAGGTGTAACGAAAATGTGGACTTGCCGCTTTTGGCTTTTCCGTAAATAATAGAACAGAAGTTGTGTGATGGCGTGCCTATTAGCTTGGTGAAGTTATCTGGCAATACAAGCTCTTTGAAGTTTCGCTCGGTAATTTGCTTTGCGCTCCATGTTCTAATACGCTTGGGTGTTGAAGTCATTGTGTAATTATTGATTGGATTTGTATTCGTGAATGTGAATGCCGCGTGGTTTGCGTTTTGCTTTGATGTTTTCAATCATCGTCATGATACGCTCTGCACGAATGGCATCCTGATTGATGGTGTTGAGTAGCGGCTGCATGTCGTCAGACGATTTATATATTAGATAATGTCTGTTGGCCGCTATCCGTTGCCGAATTGTATGATACTCCTGCCACAACTTCTTTAAGTTGTATGACCTGTCGTTGTTGTTCATTGATGATACGTTTATATAGTGTGTTTATCATAAAAAATGGCACTCGCTTCTGATAGCTCTTTATGCCTGCTACTGTGTGCGCAAAAACAAAGCGTTCGCGTATAGATTGGCTCACGTCCATGCCAAGATAATCGGCACCTTCTGTACTAAGATGTTGAACAAACATTGTGCAACGCTGCCTGAAGCTGCGGTGATACCAACGCCAGTATTCGTTATCGGCCATAAGCATGGCTCTGCCAATGGCATCGTGCGGAATGGTATCATTAAGTAGAGCAACAGCCGAATCAATAAAGATGTTGTTGTAATCATCTTCGGTGAGATTTGTAATGCGTCTGATAAATTCAGAGGTGACTTCGTATTTCATCGTGCTGTTTGTTTTTGCGATAGCAATTTTGCATCTTCAACAAGGCGTTGAACTACGCGGATGTCGCCACCGGATTTGTTGATGATAGTCATTATGGTTTCCTCTTCATCTATACCGTTGGCGATAATGATGTCGCGTGTGCGCTCTTCAGTAAGCTCGTACAGGTGCAGAAACTCACCGCCAAATCGCGAGTAAATTTCGCGGTAGCCTTTTTTGTTGAGGCGTGAAAATTTATCAATGTGTTTTTCAAAGAACTCAGAGCCTGACAGCACAAAGCCGCATGTGCCGCTTAACTCGTTGTAAAAGGTGATGAAAAAGGTAAGCGTGTTGTCTTTGAGCTTGTCAGCCTCATCAATGATGAGAAGAGGGCGTGTCATTTTGCGAAGTGCAGTTATTATCTCCTCCACCATTTCGGGAATGCCTTGCAAGTGAATAGGCTTTAAACCCATCGCAGCTTTCACTTTAGAAAGAAATGTTTTTTTAGTCCAATAATCGCCACACTCTATATAAAATGAGTTGGGATTGTTACGTGCATAGTGTTTCAGTCCTTCACTTTTACCTGTGCCGGGCGCAGCACTGATGGCGCGTGCATGTGATTTGCGTTGTGCCTGATGGCAGATGTTGTTTACGCGCTTGAAGTTACGATCAGTTGTTACCACTACCCACTCGTCAGCCAAGCCGAGCCAGTTCTTTACTTTGTTCCACATTTTTTCGGAAACCAACTTATCGTTGAGCTCCCACTTACGGTTGGTAATGCAACTGATGGTGGCACCACTGATGCCGATTTGTGTGGCAGCCTGTTCGTTGCTGATTTTTCGGGCTGCAATGCGCTCCTTTAAGGAGGTTACGATTGTTTGTTTGATTGTGTTTTGCATATATTTGTGTTGCTATTAAGTATCAATTTGACAGCCATCGCAGCAATGCGATGGTTTTCTTTTTACATATCCCACACATCCCCTTCCTGCGTCTGTGGCGGTGTGTTGTTTTCATTTTCATTTTCGTAATCAAATG